CCGTCGCTGCACTACACAAAGTACCGTGTCCAGCCCGGTTTTGTGCTGTTCGGCGAGGCGCTGGCTTTGACGGTGAGGGTTGAGTTATACTAGGCGCAATACGCCCACAACCTCTGCGCGAGTACGTTGGGGTTGTCACTACACCGATCATCGGCCTCTGAGACGAGCGCCAGCCAACCGCCAACGCCTACAGGGTGCTCGTTGTAGGCCGGTCAGAGGCTGCTGATCAGTGTGGTGCGAAAAGGTGGTTGTGGTGTCACAGACTAAGCAGCCAGCAGCGGAGTAATCTGGAGTCACGCCCGGACGCCACACGCCAAAACCCGCCCTCCCGACGGCGGCAGATAGTCGGGGCTTCCTCTCTCTCCATCTTGCCCCGCGATTGCGGGGATTTTTTTTGGAAAAGGCAGGATTGCCAAGGATGGCGCCTTTCCTCTGTTGTGGTACACTTTGGGCAAACCCTTCCCAATAGGTGAGTTATGGCCAAGCAAGAAAAAGGCCCAAAGTACAAGCCGGAATACGCCGAACGGCTGCCGGAGATGTTCAGCGAAGGTCAGGACGTGCTGGAAGTCTGCAAGGCGCTCGGCATTCATCGGTCGTGCTTTTATCAATGGGTAGACAAGTATCCAGAGTTCAAGGCGGCGTACGATCTGGCAAAAGAGGCGTCCCACGCTTGGTGGCATGAGCGTCTGCGCATTGCCGTAACCGAGGGCCTGCCGTCTGGCAGTGCGCCTGTGCTGATCTTCTGTGCCAAGGCTAAGCTGGGCATGATTGAGAAGCAGCACATCGAGCACTCCAGCCCTGACGGCAGCATGACCCCAACCCGCATTGTCATAGAATCCGCGCAAGCCGATGACAACGGCGACGATTAAGCTCCCCTCGAAAATCCTGCCCGTCCTGTCCCCGCCGCTTGGCAGCGCAAGATACCGCGCTCTGTACGGTGGGCGGGGTTCGGGCAAGTCGTTCAGCGTGGCCCTTATGGCTGCAATATGGGGCTACGCGCAACCCCTGCGCATACTCTGCACGCGAGAGTTTCAGGCGAGCATCAAAGAGTCTTTCCACGCCGAGCTGAAGGCCGCGATTGCGTCCTACCCCTGGCTAGAGGCGCATTATGACGTTGGCGTGGACTACCTGAAGGGCAAGAACGGGACGGAGTTCATCTTTCGCGGGTTGCGGCATAACAGCCAGGCCATCAAGTCGCTGGCGAAGATTGATCTAACCATCGTCGAGGAAGCGGAGACCGTCCCGGAGCAGTCCTGGCTTGATCTTGAGGCCACGGTTTTTCGCCAACCTAACAGCGAGCTGGTGGCGATCTGGAACCCCAAGGAAGACGGCAGCCCGGTCGATAAGCGGTTCAGGAAAAATCCGCCCGAAAACGCATTGATCGCCGAGGTCAACTGGCACGACAATCCCTACTTTCCGGAAGGGCTGGAAGCCTTGCGAAAGCGAGAGCAAGAGCGGCTAGACCCAGCCACCTACGCGCACATATGGGAAGGCGCGTACCTTGAGAACTCAGACGCGCAAGTATTCCACGGCAAGATCAAGATTCAGGAGTTCACCCCAGGGCAGGACTGGCAAGGCCCGTACTACGGCGGCGACTTCGGGTTTTCGCAAGACCCCACGGCAGCGGTTGAATTATGGATTCATGGCGACGACCTGTATATTCACCGAGAGGCGTTCAAAGTAGGGCTTGAGCTGGATGACACGGCGGCCTACGTATGCGCCAAAATACCCGGGTTCGACAAAGAGGTTAGCCGATGGGATTGCGCTCGGCCCGAGTCGATCAGTCACCTGAAGCGCCATGGCTTACCGCGCATTCAGGCGGTGAAGAAATGGCAGGGCAGCGTAGAGGACGGTATTCAGTTCCTGCGGTCATTCCGCCACATCGTGATTCATCCGCGATGCGACAACATGCGCAAAGAAGCCAGACTGTACAGCTACAAGGTGGACAGGCTGACCGGCGACATAACGACCAAGCTGGTTGATGCGCACAACCACGGATGGGATGCTGTGAGGTATGCTGTGGAGCCGATGATTACGCGCAAACAAATGCCACAAGTTACCTTCAAAATGAACTAACTGATATACTACCGAAAACGCTTGACAGGAATAAGCCATGCCGGTGCATACGACGCTACACCCAGAATATTCGCACATGCTGCCCATTGTGACGGCTGTCCGGGATGCGTGCGGTGGAGATCCTGCCATTAAGGCGAAGCGGGAGCTGTATCTACCGGCCGATTTTGCCAAAGACCCTGACACCGGCGCATACACTGATCACTACATCGGCTACATCAATCGGGCCTACTTTTTGGGCGTCACAGGCCGCACCAAAGAAAGCATGATTGGCATGGTGTTCCGCAAGGAGCCAGCCGTAAATCTGCCGAGCCAGCTTGAGCAATATCGAGAGGATATTGACGGGGCGGGCCAAAGTCTCGATCAAGTCAGCAAAGAGATGGTTGGCGAGCTGCTGGAGGCTGGCAAGTTCTTCCTCCTAGTGGACTACCCGGAAGCGCCGGAAAACGCGGACAGTGAGACCGAGGCGCGGTTAGGGCTGCGCCCGACCATCGCCGCCTACCATTTCGAGAACCTGATCAACTGGCACTTTGAGGGTATCCGAGGCCGCCAGGTTCTGACCCGTGCCGTGTTGCGAGAATATGTGGACGCGAACGACGAGGATGAGTTTGGCCACCTAAAGGAGGCGCGTTACCGCGTACTTCGACTTCGTGACGGCGTTTACACCCAGCAGATTTATGATCAGTTTGGTAAGGCGTCCACCGAAGAGTACATTCCGCGCATGGCCGGCGGCGCACCTTTTGATCATATACCGCTCCACATTGCAGGCGCTAAGAACAATCTTCCTGGCGTCGACATGCCGCCGTTGTATGACGTTGCCCGTGCCAATATCGCCCATTACCAGACCACGGCGAACGTAATGGAGTCTGGCTACGTTGGCACGCAGCCGATGCTGCATGTTGATGTAGGCGAAACAGATATCAAGGAGTGGGCAGAGCACAACCCCGGCCCCATTAGCTTCGGCAACCGCCACGGACTCAAGACCAAGGGCGGAAAGCTGGAAGTTGTGCAGGCACAATCGACAGACTATAACCGCGAGGTCAAAAAAGACATCGAATCCGAGATGGTGGCCCTCGGCGCGCAGCTGGTGCAGCGTGGCGGGCAGGCAGAGACCGCGGAAGCCGCCCGCATAAATGCCAGCGCAGAAGCGAGCGTCCTTGACGTGGTCGTTGGCAATGCTTCGGAGTGCATCGAGGCCGCTCTTGAGGACTTCGCCCGATTCCTTGGCGTTAACCCGGGCGACATCGAGTACCGCCTGAATGATAGCTATTGGGAATCCGGACTATCCGCACAAGACTTGCTGGCCGTTGTGCAGGCCCGCCAGCTTGGCAGTATTGGTGATCGTGATGTTCTGTACGCTATCCGGCAGGGCAGAATCCAGCTTGACCCGTCGCGCACCGATGACGAGATTCTGGAGGATGCCGCGTCCGGTTTAGTTGACAGTTTGCCCGGCGAGATGTAAAGGCTTATAATCAAAACACCTAACCACTGGCCCGCCGTGCGGGAAAGGAGACGCTCCGTGAGCGAAGAAGCGACCGAAACCACTGAATCGGTAGAGACCACCGAAACGGCAACCACTGAAGCCGCGCCGGAACTGCCGAAAGACATTCAGGAAAAACTGGCCGAGCTTGACCGGCTGAAGTCTCACCACAGCAAATTGCTGGACGAGACCAAGACCGCAAAGCAGCGGGCGCAAGAGCTGGAAGAGGCCCAGCGCCTGGCCGAAGAAAAGCGCCAGAAAGAGAACGGCGAGTTTCAGTCCCTGTATGAGGCTGAGCGGGAACGGGCGGAACGCCTTGACCGTGAGATCAAAGAGCGTGACCGCCGTGAGGCTGAGCGCGCAGTAGAGGGTGCGGCTGGCAAGATTGCGTCCGAGCTGACGCGAGACACAAAGCGGGCGGAGCTGCTGGCCGAAAAGATTCAGAAGTTTGCCCGATACACCGAAGACGGTGTGGTTTACGAGATGGGCGGCGTACAGGTCGATCAGGCCAAGATCGTCGAACACCTCAAGGAGAATTACCCGTTTCTGACTGACGGAAGCGGCGCAACAGGTGGCGGTGCCACCGGATCAGGTCGCCCCGGTGGGGCAGGCGATGGTAATGCAGCGGCAGATGCCGCAAAATCAAAGGGAGACCTGACCGGTTTCCTAACTGCCCATATCAAGAATTGACGAGGTGACACATGGCTATTAACTCCCCCGACCTGTCCGCACTGCTGAACGACAAGGTCATTAACGAAGCGTTTGAGATTGCGCGCTCCAACCGCACCGGCATCCTGCAAGCCGTCAGCATGGGCGCACCGCGCGCCGCGTTTGAAGGCTACAAGATGGGCTGGCTGGATATGCGCGTTGACGCGACCAGTTCCGAGACCACTGCCCAGGCCCTGGCCGCCGCCACTACCGTATCGGTGGCTGACGGCACCAAGTTCCGCGCAGGCATGACTGTCAGCCCGAAAGGTTCCGATGAGGTGCTGTTGGTCACTGCCGTGTCTGGCAACGACCTGACCGTGACCCGTGGCTTTGGAGGCACTACCGCTGCCGACATCGCGTCCGGAACCGAGCTGACCATTGACTCTGTTGGCCGCGAGGAAAACTCGCTGGCCCAGAACGACGGCATTTTCCAACCTGATCCGGTTGAGAACTTCTTCCAGACCATGGACACCGCCGTTGAGTTCAGCCGCCGCGCGCTGGCTACCATCCAGTTCGGCAACACCAACGACCTGGCGTTCCAGGTGTCCGAGCGCATCCGACAACTGACTATCCAGATGGACAGGGCGCTGGTTCGTGGCCGCAAAGCAACCGCCATCATTGGCGGCGAAACTGTGACCTACACCGGCGGTCTGCGGTATTACCTGGATCAGACCGGCGCAATTAACACTGACGGCGCTGGCGCCCTGACCCTGGACAAGATCAACGCCATCAACGCCGAGATCGTGTCTCGTGGCGGTACGGCTAACACCATCGCCGTAGGCATCAAGCAGGCCCGCGCGCTGTCCGCGCTGGTAGCGGCTAACTACAACTCCCAGCGGCTGCAAGAGTGGGCTGCTGACGAGGGCAGCCTGATGATGCTGCCGTCCGACCTGCCGCTGGTTGGCAACGTTAACCGCATCGTGGTTGATACCAACCTGGCAGACGACGAGCTGGTAATCTTCGATGCTGGCATGATCAGCGTGGTCCCGATGGCATCCGGCAATGCCGAGGCCAGCGGCGCATGGCGCACCGTGGACGCGACCCAGAACGGCCAAGACGGCCAGCGGACTCGCATCATCGGTGACTTTGCCATGGAGATCCGCCAGAGCAAAACCCACATGGGCCGCCTGTACGGTCTGACCTGATAGGAGGTTGGCGTGAAATTCACTGTCCCTGAAGGCTACAGCGTAGTTCACAAGGGACAGGTGATTCATTCAAAAGGCGGCGTTATCCAGACGGAAGACGAGAGCCTGATTGAGTCCCTGTCCAAAAACCCAAAGGCCGAGCCCGAGCAAGCAAAGCGCGGACGGCCTGCCAAGAAAGACGAAGACTAAGCCGAAAGGCTGCAAAGGAGCCCTGCTATATGCGGGGCTTTTTTGTGCTAGAATGAGTGAAAATTAAACGGGGTTATGGGAATGGCAACCATCACAGTAGGCACCAACAGCTACGCCACAGAGGCAGAGCTGACGACATACGCGACGGACAGGGGCATTACGCTCACAGGTGCGCCTGACGTTTTGCTGATTAAGGCAATGGACTGGCTGGAAGTTCAGCCGTTCAGCGGTAGCAAGACTGACCCTGACCAGGATTTGCAGTTTCCGCGCAATGGCGAAACTACTGTTCCTGCTGCTATCAAAACCGCTCAGATGGTGGCGGCCGTCCTGATCGACTCAGGCGAAGACCTGCTAGCCCCGCAGGGCCAGCGCGT